GATAGTAGTTTGTCCACCAGATACTTCTGGTAGTGCACCTATATCAGATGTAACACATAACAATCCAGCACTCATAGCCTCTGCCTGTGACACACAAAAAGTTTCAGAGTAGGTAGATGGATAAGCGTGGATATGAGAGTTTTCGTAAGCCTCAAGAACTGTAGCCTTTGGAGTTTTACCATAGAATTTAACTCTTGAATCTACGGGTATATTAACTTGTTCAATATCAGGGTTAAAAGAGTTATAGATTTCTAATCTAAAATCTTCATCTACTTTAGATACAGCATTAAGCAATACATCTAAACCCCTATCAGGGCTAGAAGTATTAATTAACTTAATCTTAGAAAGATTATCAAACTTACGTGGGTTATACTTTAAAGGTGTAAAACCATTAGGTATAAGATAAATCTTTTCTTCTGGTATTACGGTTTGTTCTATAATCTCACGTTTTTCTGATTCAGATAAAGCAATTACATATTTAATTTTATCTGCAAACTCAGGGCTTTTAATAAAGTTATATTGTTCTTCAGCAAATTGTTTAGGACTATTGTGTAACCACAATATAACTTGTTTAGGTTGATTTAATATAGAATCATAATATGGCATTACACCTGGGGCTATTATAGAAAGATATTTATTTAACTTAGGTAGTTTTCTTATTACATTTTCATGTAAATATTTAGCCTGATATTCAGTACCGCCAAATACTTGCTGATTATAGTTAAATGAAATATGGTGAGGTTTTATATACATACTGTTATTCTACAGTATCTTCGGGACCATCTTCTGTAATCTCTTGGGGCGTGTGTTCGCTAATAAACCATTGTTCTGCTTCTTCGGCAGAAGCCCAAGGTGTTCCATCTAGCCGATGGGGTTGATATAACCAAGGTGGAGTTCCTTCTTCATCTGTTTTCCACCAAGCATTAATAGAAAAATCCTCATTAATTATGTATCTTTGATTACCTACTTCTTTCAAGGTTTTACTCCTTCCCAAGTTAATTTAATTGTTTTATGGTGTGTTACTTTTACTGCTGGGTCTAGCCAAATTTGAAAACCTAAAGATTTAGCACGATGGCAAAGGGAAATATCTTCACCTAACATGTTAAATACATAAGGTTTTCCATCTATCTCTGTTTCGGTTGGAAATGCTTGAAACCAAGGGCGAGGCATTTTTTCAAATATGCCTGATTTAAAACAAATAAAACCAAAACCAGCACTATAAATTTCAACTGGCTCTGTCATTTGTTTTACTTCATCATAAGAATATGGCTTACCAAGTTTTTCTTTGTAAGCCATTACATCTCCAGTAGCAATAAGGTATGCTCCAGATATAATATCTTTATCTGAATTGTATAATTTTAATACATCTTCAGGCTCCCAAGTTATATCTGAATCTATCCAGAGTATTTTATCGTATGTTAATCTTCCTTCAAATGGCTTTGTTTCAGTTAAACTATTTTGAAATGTGCCAGCAAGTGTTACCTCTCTAGCATCGCTAACATTAGATGAATACTCTGATGTCCAAGCAACTGAAATATCATTTTGATTTAATATATCCATAGTTGCCATTAGACATTTAACATATCCACTTATCATTGAGTGACCAGGTGTTGCTATTACTAAATTGACATGCATTTATTTCCCCTTGTTATATGTTGGATGCTCCGTAACAATTTAGTATAACTGATTCTTGTGATTTAGGTGTACCGCCAGGAGTCTGAGCAAACCGTGTTGTAGCAGTACCGCTTGAAGGTGGTCTAAATACAATAAATCCTATAGTAGAATTTGTATAAGTTCCCACCTCATTTGAACTAGTTTCAGAATCATTCCTAGAAAGCCAGGCAGTTCCATCAGTACTTGATACTAGGTAGTCGCTTCCGCCAGAGCCAAAGGCAACTAACCAAGTTCCATCTGTCATACCACCAAGACTGCTACCACCAAATGTAGTGGCTCTGCTAACCCAATTTATAGCATCTGTAGAAGTTCTTATTCCGTTTGACATAAAACCATAATAAAATGGAGATTTGTAAACAACATTAGTCATATTATTACCACCATTGTTAGCATTTCTAGTAGTCCAAGTTAATCCATCTGTTGAGGTAATCATCATACCGCTATTACAACTTCCAACATACCATCCATTGGCATAAATCATACTAGTGATTTGACCAGAACTAGGTTCTGCCCTACTAGTCCAAGTAGTTCCATTAGTTGAAACTTGAATACCACTAGTACCTAATCTATTGTATACAACATATTTCATTGGAGCAGTAGCAGAATATAATATGCCTGTTCCGTGAGCACCAAATCTACTGGTCCAGGAAGTTCCATTGGTTGATACATATATAACCTGGTCTCCACTATTACCCATCCAATAAAAAGTTCCATCGTATGCACTACTTGCCCACGCCCTATCGCCAGTTGCTGTACCTATGGTTCCCGCTGTCCAGGTTGTAGCATTTGTAGATACAAAAAATTGACTTACTCTTGATACCACACCGTTAACAGTAGCAAAAATAAGACCGTTAGCAAAAGCAGCAGATGCCATTGCAGTACTTGAAGTAGCCAATGTACCGCCAGTTTTCCATCTTGATGGAATTGCTACGGTTATTACACTTGATGATGTAGTGCTTTCATCTATTAAAGTAGAATTATTTGAACTGCTACTAAAACTACCACCTGAAGCCACGGTATTAGGAAATATATTTATATTGGTATCAGTTCCTTGTATAGTAACAACACCAGCAGGCCAATTAAAATTATATGTAAAATCTAATCTATTTGCTGATGCACCTACTGCGCCACCTGGAGTGCTAGTGCTAAATACTAAAGCAATGCTTGATTTTGGTAATCCTGCTATTGAACTAGGATATTTATTAATAGCCATTAGGCAATCTCCACTCCGCTAATGTGAAAGTCTACTGTAATTGCAGATGCCAAACCTTTAATTGTTAGACCAGTACCAAGCACTTGTTTTAAATCAATATAGGCTGTTGTGTTAGCCTCAATAGTTGAATCTTTTTGTAACTCAACATCATTTAACAAAATAGTAAATGTTGCAGCAGAAGTTGCGGAATTAGCAACAGCAATATTTGTCACTACTGTGGTTGTTAATGATGGTACGGTATATAGCGTTGCACTTGATGTTGACGCTGCCCCTCGGAATAGGGCTTTACTTGTTGTAGCCATTAGTTACTACCTTTCGTTTAGAGAGCACCCATCAATACCATAATCTCATCTGCTCCACCAGCGATTGTAACAGAACCGCCTAGTGACACAGATGAACCATTGATGGTAATTGATGAATTTGTTAGGGATGAATTGCCAATATTGGATAGCGTATTGCTGCTGCCTGATATTGTTTTATTAGTTAGAGTTTGTGCTGTATTTAAATCTACTGTGACGGTTGTATCAATGCTTAGGGTTACACCGCCTGATGTGCCACCACCTGAAAGACCAGTGCCAGCAGTTACGCCAGTAATGTCACCAGGGTTTGGGGCTGCCCACTCTAAACCAGTAGCAGTTGCGCTATTGACTGAAAGGACATAACCATTGGTTGAGGCAACAGTTAAGGCTGCTGGAGTAGAGGCTCCAGTTGCAGATACAAGGGCACCCTTAGCGGTCCAAAGGGCTTTGTCTACGAAGTTAGATGTATCAGGGGCTACAAGTTGCCAAGCACTACCTGAGTAAACCTTCATAGCAGATAACACCGTGTTGTAGTACAAAGCACCAGTTAATAAAGCATTACCATCATTATCTAAAGTTGGGTCAGATGACTTACTTCCTAAATATCTATCATCAAATTGGTCATAAGATGTAGCAGCACTTGAGGCTGATGTGGCTGCACTACTGGCGGATGTAGCAGCAGCAGAAGCACTTGAAGCCGATGCTGTTGCACTTGTTTCAGAACTTGTGGCTGAAGTGGCAGCAGCAGTGGCTGATGCAGCGGCACTAGTTGCACTGGTTGCAGCAGATGTTGCGGAAGTAGCAATGGTAGCAACTGAGTTAGCAGCAGATGTGGCACTTGCAGCAGCGCTTGTAGCGCTAGTCGCAGCAGCGGTAGCAGATGCAGCAGCAGATGTGGCTGAGGTTGCTGCAGCAGTCTCGCTTGTAAGGGCGCTAGAGGCGCTTGTAGAGGCTGCTGTGGCACTATTAGAGGCTGAGGTAGCACTAGTCGCTGCAGCGGTTGCACTGGCTGCTGCGCTAGTAGCAGAGGTGGCTGCGGCTGTAGCACTGGCAGCGGCTGATGTGGCCGAAGTAGATGCTGCAGTTGCTGAACCTAGAATGCTATCTACGTAGTCCTTTGGAGTAGCAGATGATGATGACATACCCGCACTAGATAGACCAGTAATAACTGGGGTACCTGAGATGGTAGGGCTAGTTAAAGTTTTATTAGTTAATGTTTGATTTGCATCTACAATTACAACAGTACCAGTTGTATTAGGTAGGGTAATTGTATTATCTTGAGTTGGGTCAGTTACTGTAAGTGTAGTTTCAAATGCATCTGCAGTAGCACCTTCAAATGTAATAGAGGTAAACTCTGCCCCAGCACCAGCAGTAATTGTTGGACTAGTAATAATAGGAGATGTTAAAGTTTTGTTTGTAAGGGTTTGACTCTTGCCTGTACCTACTACATCACCCTCGCCTGAAGCAATACCATGCAACTCATGAGTAGCGGTTCCATCATTGTAAGCAGCCGATGCTTCAATATGTAGGTTTGCTTCACGATAGTCACGGCCAATTGCCATATGTCTAACTACTGCACCAGCAGAGTGAGCCTGACCTGTACCGCCAACCTCAATACCACGAACTATAGTTAGAGTATTAGTTGATACTAAACTGACATCTACAATTTCTTCAAGGGCTGTATCTGGGTCAATTACTACTGTGAATCTTTCGGTTCCAGTTACTGTTGCACCACCTAGTAGTGATGTACCAGAACCAACAACTATAG